ACACCGGAACTATTGCTCGCGAAGTTCTCATCGGTTAAGTCTGGTGTATGGCTGAATTTATGAATATCCCCAGCCACGCGTTTCTTATACGCTTCTGATCCCACCACATCATACGACTTGTTAATATACTTGGCATCAACTGTTGTCTGCGTACCGTTAACCGTCATACCTGATTTAAGCAGCAGCATGTTGGAATCTTTCATTTCCTTAATCAATTCCAGCTTATCTTTAGCAAGCTTTACCATTGCATCTTCATCGTTAGGGTCAACCGTGTTCATAATATCCGAACCCTCAAACAATGTATCAATGTCGCCTTGGATAATCAGCATGGCTTCGTTTAAATCGGTCATGTAGTTAGCTGTATCTGATTGTGCAGCATCGTAAAGGTCAATCAACGGCAAAACATTTTCAAAATCTCCCAATCTGAAATTGCTGTTATCGAACTCAACAACTGGGAACGCTGTGATTGGTTTTGCTGTATCAACCATCATCTTCCCCATGATTGGTGTCGGCTTATAAAGTGTATATGTGTCAGCAGTCCACGTTTCAGGAACATAATTAATCGTTGATACTTGATTGTCGTCTACCAATTCGATCTGATGATAACGCACGGCCATGATCGGCTTAGGATCAACGTCCGTAGAATAAATGACGAACGTGTCTAATGGATCTAGCTTAGCTAAATGTTCTTCATTATCTTCACCACGATAAACATATTCATAAGCCCGTCCATAACGTGTCATATCCAAAAACAGATCATAGTTTTCTGCATCGACATCATTGGCCTTGCTAAACGTATCGAATCCGTTGTTATTGCCATCATCAGGCAACTTAACATTAATTGGATTACCAACTGAATATGACGTTTGGAAGTCTGAAATATATTTTGCAAACGAATGTGTGGCTCGGTGATCGGCCTTGCTATCTTCGTGTCTACGTGATTGTTTATCAAGGATCTTTCGGTTATATCCCTGATAATAATCGTCTAACGTTTCCAATCGCGGCCGCTGGTAATTAAAATGGTGCGTAATAAATTTCATAATTTTATCAGGCGTTAAATTTTCTAGTGATTCCTGATAAATCAAATTAGCCTGCTTGTGTTTGGTTAAATCGTAGTCCATGCCAAGCCTCCTATAGTCCTAAATTCTTTAGTGTTGATACTCGTTCTTGGTAATTCATATATTTCCCAGCACGAACGAACATGTACTTCTCAAGGGCATAGCGCAATGCGTCAATCGCGTGGTTGTTAGCATCTTTCGGTTTGTTCATCCAATTGCCTTCCTTATCCCTATCATAAACATACGTGTTAAATTCTTCCATTAACCCTTTGACCCGTGGGTGCACAACGAATTTATAAGATTGCATGTATTGAACGCCTTGAATAACGCTGTCTTTGCCTTTGCCTGATGGTTTGATATTCGGTACACGATGCTGTTGTGATAACTCAACGATCATACGTTGCTCGGCACTATCTGCTGTAATCGGCAATCCGAACGCTTTGTGGTTAGCCAATTCTTGTGCAATCTGATTCGTTAATAAATGCTGCTTGTAGAACTCATCATAGATATAAACAATTCTATTTTCCTGATCAACCGCAATGAATTCTCCAGCAGTCGGATCATGCTTGAAACCAAAGTCTAATCCGACCGACTTCGGAAGGTTGGCAATCTCATCGTATGAGAAGTCACGTTGTTCAAACAGTCCATCGAATACTAGCCCTTCTGCAATACCCCATTCACCTAACACGGCCACACGAGCACGGTTAGGATTACGTACCAGCATTTCTTTAAGCGAATCAACGTAATCAGTATTTAAATGGTCGTTGTCTTTATAAGTAGTCGTGATAGCTCGTGAGTGGTTCCGCTTCGTCTTATCATCGAAGAACTCATGTTTCAGCCAATGACGATCAGACCAAGGGTTAAATGTAATCACCGTTTGGTAAAATCCGCCATCTGGTAACTCACCACGCATAGATTCTTCAACCGTATCGAACGCATCTAATGACTTTAATTCATAAGCTTCCTCACACCACCTGCGGCATATGAATCCGGTAACTGGTTGGATAGACGTAATTTTTAACGGATCGTCCATACCACGAAAGAATACCTTTTGGCCGGTTTGCTTATAAGTAATTTCAAGTGGTGACTTGGTAAACTTGAATAAATCGATAACGCCAAGTGTATGTGCAACCTTACGGATAGTTGCGAATGTACTATCCTTTTGAGTGGTTGCGTATTGGCGTGTTACCAACCAGTTTACATATGGGTACATCATAATATCAATAATGACTTTGGCAGCAGTCGCATATGACTTTCCAGACCCACGAGAGCCTTTGTATACTAGATACCTATCTCGACTATTGAACATCGGATAATACGCCTTAGAAACGATGTCAGGCAAGTTTAAATCAATTGTGTTAGCCATTGTCGTCACCATCTTCTGGAAGATGTACATTAACGACTACTTGACTATCAGCAGATCCGTCAGCCTGTTTGACACGTAGTTCAGCAAGTTCGGCATCGGCCTTGATCTTGCGAGTTTGTTCGTAACTCATCGAGCGGTCTAAAATATCTTTGGCTGCGTTAAAACGTACCATTTCGCTTCTTGAATCTAACAGGTCACGCATAGTTAAAATAGCTTCATTTGTCAGATCGCGTAGCATAAAACGGTTATATTCATCTTGGGCTTTCCTGAATTTGTCTTTCTGCCGCCACAATGTTAATGTTACCCGTGCGACCCCAACATTTTCAGCTATGCGTCCTTGTGTTTGTTTGCCCGAAAATAAAAGCATAATAGCTTTCTGCTGGTTTTCTGGCAGTGAGTAAAAAGTCTTCAACTGCTTAATTTTTTCGTTGTCTTCCAAGGTTAGGCACCCCCCACCGCTTTCTTAATTAAATCCGGCCTGAAGCCGCACCATGAACGATCAGGCGTTTCAACAACCGGATAAGATTGAAAGCCCTGTTCACGGAAGCGTTGTATATCACTATTATGAGGCTTAACGACCTCAAAATCAATGTTTGCCACGTTAAACAGTCGTTCGGTCAACCGACATTTTGCGCAATTTTCTGTATCATAAATTTTAATCATAAAAAAATACCTCCAGATTAAAATTATATCACGGATCTATTTTGTAATAAAAAATGCACGTTTTGACATTTTCTAACAGTTTCTAACATTTTTCTAACACCAACATTCCAGCATTGTATATTTACCAGAATCCCTCTATATAAGGAATATAACAAAAAAATGTTTTATATATATATACTGTTGTAAGAAAAGTAATAAAAAAAGCCCCCAAGAAAAATTTATTTTTTTCTTGAGAACCTCTATATTTTTCTAACATTCTTACAACCGTTGCGGGAGTAAGTAAGAATCGTGTTTGAGTTAAATTTTATTTTCTAACTTTCTAACATTTATTGAATGAACACGGGGCTTTCGCTGCTAATAATATACCATATCGGTAGGCTTAATTCAAACGATTATGTCTATTTTTGTAAGTATCTTTGGCAATATTCATAATCATTTTTTTGGAAAAACCAGATGCTATCATTCTATCAAAAACAACAGCCAGCATTATTCCAACTTCCTGTTCTTCAGGCAATGGCTTTAAATCATCACCTAGACTATCAACATCATAATCGTCTTTTCCAACACTAATAACCACATGCTTCATAATCTAATCTCCTCTCAATGTGTATTCTGCCAATAAACCATTCTCGTCATATTCTAGGGCTTTCATGGTCTTTGAGTTCATGGTGAAACCATTTTTAATTTCATACCCATCATTTGGTTTTGGCGTACCAAACTCTCTGTGAATTGCTCCGCTCTCGTCCTTCACGACCTCGGTATGAAAATGTCCTGTGTGTTCTTCTCGCCAAATGCTACTTGCCCATTCTTTTGGAAATTCGCTAGCAAATAACTGCGATAGTCTAGCCTTGGCTGTGTCTCCATGAGCAAGTAGTATTCCTACCTTTCCATATGTGAAAACTTGTCTGTACGATCCTGGGTTGAATACATCTAGTTGTGGGTATTTTGCTTTAATCATTTCTATAAATGCCCACTGCATCGAAAAATCATGATTACCTCCTATGGCGTATAACTCTGTACTCTTCGAATTTTTAATAGCCGGTTCGATGATTCCTTTAACAAATTCAGCTGCGTCTTTCCAAGCTTTTATCGTGTCAACATGATCAAGTTGAGTGCCACGAACTGTCTGTGTCTTTTTCAAAAAATCACTATGCAGAATGTCGCCTCCAATTTCAATCACAATTTTTTCAAATGGGTGTGAATTAATAATTGTTAAAATTTCATCTAAATACGGTTGCATATTTTTAAAATTATTGATTCCAAAATGTAAGTCAAACATTGGAACCACTAACACGTGTTTTAACGTACCTGACGTTTGTTTTAAGCGTGTTTGTTTAACGCTGTGGTTAATTATACCGGATAGTTCAGAAATGCTTATATCGTTCTTAGGTTTGACTTTAACAGTAATACTGTACTGGGGTACTGTACCGTCTTCGGTTGAGTGTTGTTCGTACACTTTGTACTGGGAACTGATTAAATCGAATTTGTCTGGATCATAACCAGTCAAAGCAAGCATGGTACGTGGTGATTTATCGGGTTCATGTTTTAAACGCATGAGAATCGTTGCTGTTTGTGTGCCATTAGCTTCAGTAGTGACCTCTTTCGAATCCTCGATTTTAATATCTGTAATGTGGCGCTGACGATAGTGCTTAACTGATGCTTTAGTTTTGCCCATTTTTTGGGCAATCTTTGAATCAGATAGTCCAAGGGTAACTAATTGTACAATTTGATGTTTTTCGTTGTCTGTCCATTTCATGATTTGATAGTTACCTGCTCCTGCATAAAGATTTTTGAAATATTGCTGATTTCTCGGCGGTAGTCAATATTATTTAAATTAGGATCGATCTGAATATTGAAACCACTTGTTGAGAATACCATCAACGGTTTGAAATCTTGCTGGCTGTGAATTGTAATTGAGTTTTCACCAAGTGAAATTGGGATTTTATGTTCGTTTGCGATGTCCATAATAATTTTTAGTTCTTCTGGTGAGTAATCATAATTATTCATGCTTATGTCTCCTTACTAGAAATACGATCAGTGCGATAATTCCCACTGTTCCTGCAACTGGCTTGATTAACGGTTTGATAAGCCAAGCAATAATTCTCATGAAGATCAGCATCATGATGATAAACGATAAAATTGTTGTCATTAGTTAGTAACCTCAGTAATTTTATATTTAATCATATAGTTTTCGTCACCAGTCTTATAGTAGTTATGCTTGATGTGTAGCAATTCATTCAGATCGTGTGTTTGCAATTCTTTAAGTGATACCCAAACTAGTTTACCTTTTTTCTTTTTACATAGTAACATTCTATTGTAAATTTCACCGCGCTTGGCTTTTCCTTCAACTGTGCTGCAACAATTTAATTGCGTTTCATGGTCGTTAGGAGCTTGACAAGCTAATTTGACATTTTCTAAAGTTGTTTCGCTGCAATAGTAATCATCACTACCGCCGACATTATCCAACATACAACAGTAATATCTGCCTTTGTACATGTAAGTTAAATAATCAGTTCCGCTATTTCTAACAATACTTCCTAATTCATACATATTATTCAGCCTCCTCTAAGGTTACTTTGTTCCAATCCAGCGGAATATCGTTACGTTGCTTTAATCCATCAATATCTTTATTAGTGAATTTAGTCTTATATCCGTTCCCTTCAGATACATCGTCTACACTCATCTTACTGGTAAAATAATTTATATTTAAGTAACCAATCACACTATCATAAACTTTCACATAATATTTTTTAACTTCCACCCGTTCATCAAGTGGCGTCATCGCAAGTTCTGCCAAAATCATGTAAAGCTTATTACTGAATGGGATTTTTTTAAAACAATTTTCGTTATTATATAATAAATATCTTTTGTTGTTTTTAACCCACGCAACAAGCATATTTTTGTAATTAACAATGAAATCACCATCTGCCATGTTAAAATTATACTTGCTTGACAATGCTTTAATCTGTTTTTCCGCTTCGCTGTATTTCATGATTATTCCTCCAAATCGCTATTCTTAACAAATACGCCATCGATCATTTTACCATCGCGATCTTTGATCGTATTGTACGCTTCCTTAACGCAATCATCTAAATGCAGGCCATTTTGCAATGCGTAGATAGTCAGT